CAGATCGACTCAACGATCAGGCTGTCGACCTTCGGGGAGAGCCACCGTTGGGCTTCCGAGGTCCAGATGCGCTCCCAAGTGCCCTTGGCAACGTGATCGTCAGCCATTGCAATTGGCAGGGGCGGTATTCCGTTTGCCGGGGCAAGGGCAATGGTCTTTGACTTTGCCGGCAATTTCTGATGGCCCGGATTACCCCGTCTGCGCTTCTCCTCGAGCGGCTTGGGCGGGTTGGCCACGGTTCCCCTTTCGAGAATTGCAAACCAGATGCGCCAATTGGCTGTTGTCTTGCGAGTGATCGCCACCCTTGGACAACGGGACGATGTGGTCAAGGCTTGCCGAGAGCGGATTTGGGTACCGCAGCTCAGGGTCGACCTTCTCGTCGCAGATCTGACAGGTCCAGTTGTCTCTCATGAACACTGAGCGAGTGTCGAACTCAACAAACATGGCGTCTGGTTGCATCCGGCGTCGATGCGTGTGGCCTTTTGACCGTTGCTGCTCGGCGTATTCGTGCGCTTTGGAGCACGGTTTGCAATAGAACGCCATTGGTGGTCGACCGACCATGGAACCGCCACAATCGCGGCACCGAGGTCGTTCTGGGGTGTTTGCTCGACGTCGAGCGGCGACCGCTGCGTATCGACACTCTTTGCCGCAATACAACTGCGAAACGCTGTTTGCCTGGTACCTGACACCGCAAACCGTGCACTTGATGCGCCTTCGCCAAGTGTTGCGCTCGTTTGTGCGTCGAAGATCCGCAGCTCGTCGGCAGGAGTCTCCGCAGTAGAGCCTTGGCCGGCCTCGAGTGGCCCGATTTGTGATGTCAGCGTCGCATTCGGCGCACTTCGAAGGTCGTTTGGGCAAGGTCGAACCTCAAATTCTGCGGACGATCTCGCTGAAGTTGGGCCCTCTTAGGAATTCGCCAACCTAGGGCGTGCGCGAAACACCATGGGCGGGTCATCGCACATGCTTTCGCCAACTTTTACCCCGCCCCCCTTGCGCGCACTCGCGTGCGTGCGTCAGAGATTGCGAGGCGCTGAGGCTGCTCCGAGGGTCTTGTTGTGCTTTGCAGAGTTGCACTTCCTGCACAGACACTCAAGATTCCACTCGTCGTCCGTTCCGCCCTTCGACTTCGGGACGATGTGGTCAGCGGTCAGAGGATTGTCCTTCGATCCAGTGGTGCCGCAACGAACGCACGCGCCGTAGGTCTTGACGACACGCGCCGAGATGCGTTGCCAGGCTGCGCCGTAGCCTCGCTGAGTTGTGTTGCCTCGTCGACGTTCAGCGACCGGCGCGCAGCTGCCGCAGCGAGAGCCGGATGGAATGAGGACATGGCATCCGAGGCAATGGCGGGGAAGCGGCAAATCAATCCTCGATCAACGATTGCTGACTGAACGGGTCCTCGAGCGACCGCTCGATCTCCGCTTGGTCGACGAACTGCTCGTTCAAGGTCGGCAGCGGGTCGCATGCAGATCCTTCCTCCCATCGAGCGTTGATTCCTCGCAGATGGCGAAACTCCTTTTCGGAGTCGAACGTGCCAGCTACTTTGGCGATCTTGTACCGCTCTCTCGGTGGAAGTGACCAATAGGCGGCTGCTTCTTCGTCCGTCATGCGCTGGGATTGGGTCATGGTCGACCTCCCGAGATGTGCGCAGACGCAGAACGACCGCCACACCGGGGTGCAGCGGTCGCAAACTAACTACATACAGAATACATCACCGATGTGCCTTGAGATTACTGCTGGGGACAGATTTGACCGGAAATCTTGTCAAGACCCATCGAACGGCAATTGTTCCAATTTCGGAACGATTGTTGCAGGTGGGTGTTCCACGCTTTGGTCGATGGCATTCATTGTGCGGAATCTGTGCAGATTTGTTGCGCAGCCATAACATTCGGCGGCATAAAGACTTTGATATCAGCCGCTATCAAGTCTTCTTACTTCACTGCTGCCGTGAACTTTGATCCCACTCAATGCCGATGATGTGGTGCCCAAACCGCAGGGCAATGAAGCGGCTCCAAGACAAATGCTTGCCCAGTTCCATCTCAATGCCAAAGCAAATAATGTCGGAGTGTTCTCTAACCAGTCTCACCACTTGCCTCCGAACAACATTCGAACGTGGCGCTCCGCTTGGCGGTCGAGGTAGTCGGTAAGCGTTGCCGAATCTGCAACTTTTACGTTGCCATTTGTGCAGATCGTCGATTCAGTATCAGATTCGATACCGTTTTGACGCTTTCGCTTGAGCCATGGCAGGAACCGCATCAGCGGCTCCAACCAGCAGCAACGAGCAGCCAAATGATGGCGAGGCAGAGAACCAAGGTTGGCGTGGTCATCGGTCCATCAACTCCAACTTGACGTCAAGGCCTTCGACGTGGTTCGTGATGATGTCGTTCAGCCGCTCAAAGGCGTCGTCCCATGCTGCGTTCCAGCCTCGGGTGTAGGCGGCGTCCTCGGCGTCTTCGCCTTCGTGATTGCCTTCAGTGGCTCGTTGCCAACGGCTTTGGAACCGCTCAGCGATGAGCTCAAGGAGCAATTCCTCGTGCCGGTTGATGCTGGCAACAATTTGCTTGATCATTGGGTCTCCGTTTCGGTAAATCGTGGGCATGGGGCGTTGTTGCGGAATGGGTCGTGTGGACACTCGTTGCACCAGCCGTTCGGTTCGTGCTCCTCGAGCGTGTGCCCGCAGCTGCAACGGCTCACAGCAGCGATCCGCAAACGGGCTGAGGCGCACCGGGTTCGCCGTGGTTAACGATGCGGTTGCACCGGTCGCACCGCAACGGTCCGACCTGATCCTTTGGGCGCCAGGCGAACGTCCGAAACCAACCAAGTTCACGGTTCGCAATGGCGTTGTATTGACACGGGATGCAGTGCACCTTAAAGAATTCCTCGTGGCTCAGCACCTTGACGTAGTAGGAGCCGTCGTTAGTCACGGGTCGCTCGCAGTTCGTTGTCGATCAGCGTCACGGTGCGTCCCTTGTTGACGCCGAGTTCGATGCGCTCCTTCTTCGTCATGTTGGACAGGCGCAACGCCTCTTCGTCGGAGATCACGATGACCTTTAGGTCGTCGGTGTGCCCGTAGGCGCCGGTGTAGCCGTTGATCCAGATGGGGATATTCACTGTTGCTCCTTTGAAACGATTTCGTGGACTTCTCGAGTGAGGTCGTGGAGTTGATCGATCACGTCGACCGCTTCCTGCGTGAACCGCTTGGTGGCTTCGCTGACCTCGAGGTGATGGATTGCCTGCTTTGCTGCGATGGCGTCGGCACGCTTGGCGGCAATCAACAAGATGGCGCCCTGGAGGCCTGCCAGCATCGACAGGAACAGGTTGAGCAGGATGTAGGGGTACGGGTCCCAACCGCTTCGACCGAGGATCTCGCTGTTGATGAACGCCCACAGCGCCATGATGCTGAGGAAGCCAAAGACGAACGGCCACGAACCCATACCGTTGCGAACGGTGTCGGCAGCACGCTGGCCAATCGTGAGCTCAAAGCCCGTCGGGACTGCTGGGTGGTCACGCCAACTCAACGATGCCTCCATGGGCGCAGGTGGCCATGCCAGGTGATGACGATGTGCCAAATATGAGTCATTCCTCGACCTCCTCGAACGTGGTGCATGCGCACTCTTTGTTGCCTTCGTTGGACCGCCACCAGAACATGCACTGAGGCCGGTGGTGGTAGCCGATGTGCCCGCACTTGCAGAGCCGGTGCGCCTGGCTGTAGTCCTCGGTCACGACGCTTCCTTGGACTGCACGCTGGCGATGAACGCCATACGGTCGGGACGACCTGCCCGAAGCCACGCCTTGTAGTCGCTCGAGCAGAACCCGGCTCGGATTCGGTCGTCACCAACACCTGAGACGTCACGCAGGCAAGCGACGCACTGGTCGAGCGTGGTCACACGGCCTCGCAGCGCCTCGCCGGTGTGACGCAGGTAGGCGTGGCGCTTCTTGACCAACTCGGCGTAGGACACAATGCCGAGGAAGTACGCCAGCAGCTCAACCGAGGCGTCTCGCACCGGATCGAGCTGGTTGTGGAAGCGCCAATCGTCCTCACGCTTCTCGTCGTCGGGCAAGCCTCGAAGTGCTGCCTGCTCAGTAGGCGTGGATTCGCTGCTGCCACCGCCACCGACTGAAAAGCCACCGGGCTTGAACCCGTCGGCGGTCGTGCGCATCTTGATTGACTGCACGATCCGGGCAAGGTCGGCTGCGGTGATCTTGGCGAGTGTCTCTCGGACCTCCTCGAGGTCGGCCATGTACCGCTCGACTCGGCGCTTCTCAGATGGCGACAGGCTCATGCGGACTCCTTGATGGGGATCAGTGCTGGGACGTGGTACTTGAGGACGTGCGCCTGGTAGGCCTCGACGCCGTAAGCGACGGTGGTCTGGCGAGAAACGATGCCGCAGCCGTGACTGCCAAGACAGGTGACCTCAAAGTTAAGACCGGACTTCTGTTTGCGGGCGATCTGAGCGACCAGACCGCAGTGGTCGACTTTGCGAGACCAGTTGTCGGCGGTGTCGACGGCGGATGACCGAAAACTCCACGAGGCAAAGTGGCTCAACTCTCGAGGGGTGAACGGAGCAGTGGCCTCGACGTCGACGTTGAAGTCGGCGATGTAAAGCGACCAGGTGCTGTCTTGGCGGGTCACCGTGTAAATCATCAAGGGCTGGTCGTTCACAGGGTCACCTTCTTGCCTCGCCACAGCTGCGGCAGGCTGGCTCGCAGCTCAGCCATCGCCTCCTGCGCAGCCGCCTTGGCAACCTCGGGGTCGACCTTGGGCGCTAATGCATCGGCCGGCGTGCCTCCTCGAGGCCGGCGTGACTGCAACCGAGCCTTGAAGTGAGCCGGCGTTGGCCGGCGATCCGGGCTTTGCACCGTCAGGTCGTCGATCACAGCCTGCGCTTCAGCCAACGACACCGAGTCGCTGTTTGAGCACATGATCAGCACCCACTCACGGGCTTCCTCGCGGCTCGTCGTCCGAGGCCACCGGCCTTCGATGCTGTGCAGCACCGTGTACGCCTCATCGGAGTTCATGCCGCACCTCCTGCCAACTCCTGAAGGGCACGGTCAATCTCTGAGACCGGCAACGCCTCCTTAGACAACTTCGGCCAATTGCTGACGAGCCCCATTGGCGTCAACGCCATGGTCGGCCAGATGTCTTGGTAGATCTCCGCTCGAGCTTCGATTTCGCCTGGTGACGCTCCGACGTCTCGCAGCTGCTTCGCTGCGTAGCGAACCTTGCGCATCGCCTCTTTGGTCAGGTCGCTTTGCTCGATCTTGCAGACAGCGATGAGTGCCTTGACGAGTGCAGCGTCACGAGGCTCTTTTGTGCGGACGACGAAGTCGTCTGCGTAAGTATTTATCTCTGTCTCTGTCTCTGTCTCTGTCTCTGTCTCTTGCGCGCGCACTTCGGCGTGACGTGCGCGTGACATCACGCCCTTGTCACGCGTGACATGAGCGTGACGGGACTCCTCCTGTTCGGCTTGCCGTTGGCGTGCCCGCTCTTGACGAATCCTTGAGTTTTCACGGGTTTCGGCGACTTCGTCCTTGGAGGTCTGCCACTCGAGGTAATCGTGGATAATGATGTTCTGCTTGCGCTTGTCCCATTTCCACAGTCCGCTGGCGATCAATTCCGTGACGCACTTTTCGTAGTCCGTGACGTTGCAAAGACGCGGAAGTTTGCCCTTCGGGACAACTCCGTCCGTCAGGTACTTCTTTGAGTAGGTGAGACCGCAGACGTACATCCAGCAGCTCTCGGGTCCGAGCTCGAGGGCCTTCGGGTGGTCGGCGAAGTCAACGGAGAACCTGATCCAGTTCCCGATCATTCGGCGTGAACGCGCCATGGTTAGTTCCTCCTTAGGGAAAGACGGACTGCTGAGGGAATTGCTTTGTTGCGTGCTCGACGCATGCGTCGACGGGTGCGCTCTGAGGTGCCTCCCCATACGCCGTGGACCTCTCGGTTCACGAGGGCGTACTCCAGGCACTCTTCGATGACCGGGCACTCTGAGCAGACCCGGATCGCCGCGTCGACGCTCTCGCCTTGAGCGGAGAACATGATGTTGGCCGGCACTCCCTTGCAGCGAGCCGCGAACATCCACTCCTGCTGGACGGCGCTCATCGGTCGACCGCCCATCTCCACGACGTCGACGTGCGCAGCTGCTGCTCGAGGACGACAACGGCGTGATGCGCAGACTCGGCGTCGACGAAGTGCGTGTACCACACAGGGCTGTCGCACCCGTCTCGGTAGCCGTAGGCCTTGACTTCATAGACGCCGGCAGCGGCAGTTGGCGATGACTTGAGGGCTTGGATCTTCATCCCAGCCTGATGAATCGGAACTTCAATCATGCTTCCTCCTTCAATGGTGTTTCGGTGTTGAGCGATGCTGGGTAGCGGTAGAGGCCCCGGCAGACGGGACCGCAAAACGACTCCCTAATGGGCATGAGGCCCTCACGCTTGGTCTCTTGAATCCACGCACCGCACGTCCGGCAGTTGCCACCAGGGCGCGTTGTGGCTTTGCGGCGAACACCGGCCTCTTCGCGAATGCTTCGACGCTCTCTTGGCGTCAAGCCTCCCCAGATGCCGTGGGTGATGCTCTCGTGAGCCAATGCGTACTCTCGGCACTCGAGGTTGACCGGGCAGGCTTGGCAGATCCTTTTGGCGGCAAACATCGCCGTTCGAGCGGTCTTCTGAGCGTCGTCGCCTTCTGGCCAGAACACGTCTCGGTGCCCTCGGCAAGCGCCCTCGGACATCCATGCGTCACTCGCTGCGAGCACGCCGAGCGATGGAAGTGCGTAGTCAGACAAGTTCGTCAAGTCCCAACTCCTTCAATCGGTCTTCGCCGTGCATAGCGAGCAACTCTTCGATGGTTCGAGGACGGTTGCACCACGACCCGCAGGTGCCGCAGGCGTCTTGGCTGTGCTCGACGTAGGCGCAGCCACAGGACCTGCAATGCAGTTGGACGTAGATGACTTGAAGCACCTTCTCGGGCAACTCGAACAGGAACCGAGCCATCAGCGGCACCTCTGCGCTCGAACCTCGAACATCTCGGCGAGGTCGGATTCCTTGCGCATGATGAGGCGGGCGTAGAAGGCTCGGTAGGAGTTGTTGACCTTCCACTCCTCGCCGGTGCTGGCGCGCAGCTCGAAGTCCCACCGCAGACGCTCGACGAGGCTGGCAATGGCGATCCGGTTGCGACCGTGCTCCTTGGCGATTCGTGCCAGACGGACGAGCTCGTCGTAGACCCACGGGTTTGCCCAGTGGAAATGCCAGAAACGGTCCTCAAGGCTCCACTCGGTTTGGTAGGTGACCGGTGCAAACTCGAACAGGGCGGCTTGGGTGTCCGTCATGCCACGTCCTCTCGGTCAAGGATCGTGTAGGCCGGCGTCTGACGCACTCGACGTCGACGTGCTCGGAGTGCACGCTTGCGCTCCTCGAGGTACACCATGCGATTCACGAAGAACAGCAGCACCAGCACCGCTTGAATGGGTCCGCAGATGAGGAACGGCGTTGACCACGCCACCCACGAATCGGTCAGACCCTTGAGGAACAGCGCACCGTTGGCCAGCGTGCCGGCGATCAGGATGAGGTTGCGAAGCGCGTACCGCTCACGGATCTCGTTCATCAGCCCACCGCCCCAGGCAACACTTCGAGGTCGTCCTCAAGGTGGTCGATGCACCGCTCCATGGAGGCAGCGAGTGCGGTGTCTTCGTTCGTGCGCACCTCGGCCGGCAGCTGGTCGTGCCAACTGATGATCCGAGCGATGTGGCCGGCGTCGAGCGGGATGTATGAGACTCTCTTCATCGGGAGCCTCTCTGTGCGTCGATGCTGAGGTCGGACAGCCGCTTGCGCAGCACGTCGCGCTCGGCACGAATGGCGTCGTAGGCCTTCTGCGCCTCGTCGAGGTCACGAACGAGGATCTGGATGCGGTCGTACAGCCGGTTGCACTCGGCCTTGAGTACCGCATTGCCAGGGCAGGTGTGCTCGTCGAGTGGGTGTGGGTGCTTGTCTTCGGTGTTCATCAGAACGGCCTCCCGTCGATGTCGTCGAAGTCGGAAACGACTTCTTGGGCGCTGCCTTCTTCAACCAACTTGAGAGCGTCGATGACCTTGGAGGCCTCAAACGAGGTCAACTGGCTGAGGTTCGCCACTTCCCGGCCGGCGAGGGCCTTGATGTAGTCGCCACGCGCCTTGGCATCGTTGAACCCGAGGTCGACGAGCAACTTCTTGATGAGCCCCATCTGCTTCTCGGTGATGGGCTTCGGTCCACGGCGCTCAATCGGGGCTTCCACGACCTCGGCGTCGTAGACGGCGTCGGCCGGCGCTTGGTCGGGAACGACCCGAAGTGCAGCTGCTCGAGGAGCGGCGTTGCTGTTCGACGGGTGCGCCGAGGTGTCGGGCAGGTCGATGGACTCGATCTCCTCCGGGGTGTACGACAGGCCGGAGATGATGTCGGGGAAGTAGAGCCGGCAGGCCTCAGACGTCACACGCGCCGACACCATCGCCCGTGGGTACTTCGACCACACCGGGTTGCTGGTCAGGCCGGCACGCTTGGCATCGTCCAGGCTGAACGACACCGTCTTCCAGTCCTCCCAGCCTTGGCGCTTGCAGGTTGCCGTGGCCTCGAGGTCGTTGGCCTCAACGATGATCTGGTGGCCGGCGGACAGCACCAGCGCACGCATCAGTTCTGCCGACAGCGCCGGCTTGCCCTTGATGATGTTGATGGACTGCAACGCCTGCATGGGCCCAATACCCAACTCGGAGCCGGCGAGCATCACTGCGAGGATCGCTTCGGGGCGACCCTTCAGCGCGTCCGGCACCAGTTCGGTCTTGCTGATCGTGTTCGACACGTTCAGGTACTCGCTCAGGTAGGGGAGACCCCCGACCGCCTTCGACGGCACAATGGCCGTTCCTTCACTCATTGCTTCCTCCTTCTGTAAAGATTGCGCGTTGCGCAGGGTGGCCGGCGAGGAGGTCTGCGTCTTTAAACACAGACGGCCTCACGCCCAGCAAAGGAAGAAGAAACGAGGCGTGGGCCTCGGACTCCTCGCCGGCCGAAGATGCCCGGCTGCCGGCGGTGGGGGATTCACCGACAACCGAGGCGATTTGGTGCTGCTCCATCAGGGCGATCTCCGCCTTGAGGCTGGCGATCCGCAGCTGCAACGTCGAGATGTGTGCGTCGAGCGCAGCAATGGTGGTCATGCCGGCACCTGCGCTGGCTCAAGCGACGTCGACGGGGCGAACATCGCCTCAAGGTCGACGACCCGGATGTACCAACGACCGCCGACCTTGCGACCGGGGATCGTGCCGCGACGGACGTGGCGAAGAACGGTGTCGGCTTTGTAGCCGAGGTACTCAGCGACCTCGTCGATTGAAAGCAGGCTCGGTGCGGTAGTGCCAGGTAGGACGTGCATCAGGCCACCGTCCGAGCATCTGCCCAGCCAGCCAGTGCCGACTTTGAGATTCGCCATTCCCGGCCGGCCTTGAAGCCTGGCAACTCGCCGGACTTGAACATTGAGCGCACGGTGACGGGGTGAACTCGCAGGATTGCTGCGGCTTCGTCAACGGTCAGGTACTCGTGGTCAAGATCAGGGCTGGAAGGAGTGGTTGGAACCATGCCTTGATGGTACACACTCGCGTACCAATAGGCAAGTGTTATGCAAGGTTGAATGAAATTGTGAGGCGATGTAGCAATTTCTGCAAAGAAGAGTACGATGGAAGTGAAAGAGGTTGCAGTGACTACTTCACTTACATTCGCTAACGCATTGAAAAATCGAAGGGCAGAACTCGGTCAAACGACAAGGGATGCAGCTGACGCTGCGAAGACCAGCCACGCCACGATCAGTCGCTGGGAATCGGGTCGCATGATTCCGACCGACCCAGAGCAAATCATCAACGCCGCCGACTATCTCGGGATCACGCGTGAAGAAGTTGTGGCGTTGCTGGCTGAATCAACTCGCCGCAACATTCTGGCTGACCTGTTCCGGTACGACGGGCGAAACCCCCTCAAGGAATCTCCCGAGGCGTAGAGCTGCGCCTCGAGCCTCATCGGCCTTGGCTTGGAGAACGTCAGCGAGCGCGTAGAGGCGGTTGATCGATTGCATCGCTGCTTCTTCTGATTCATGCATAGTGACCCCTAACGAACAAGTGTTCGCATCATTCCACGACCGTGCGCGCTTTGGAAGGGGGGTCAAATGCGTTTTGCCTGTTCAGAGGAAGTTGCGACAACATCTTTCATAGATACTCGGGGTATGGCACTCCTCGACGAAGCAGCGCAGATCGTGAAGGACCGAGGGCAGTTCTACGGACCGCCGAGTGAGAACCACGAACGCACAGCTGCGATGTGGTCGGCGTACCTCAACGTGCCAATTTCCGCCGTCGACGTCTGCGCGCTCAACATCTTGCAGAAGATGAGCCGGCAAGCGAACTCTCACAAACGGGACAACTTCCTTGACGTTGCAGGTTTCGCCGCCAACGCCGACGAGTGTTCCTGACGAGAATTGAACCAACCGCTAAGGCTTGAGCGGTTTCGGAGCGTCTGCGCCGTCGATCAGGGAAGCGATCAGCGAGGCGGCTTCCTGCTTGCGTCCGAGACGCGCTGAGGCGTAGACGCGCAGTGTGACCGATGGGTCAGCGTGGCCGAGCTGCTCGGCGGTGTCGACGGCGCTGAACCCTCGGTCAATCATCTCGGTGGCGACGAAGTGCCGAAGCGAGTGCAGATGGATGTGCTCGAGGCCGGTGCGCTTCGCGACCCGCCGGACCGCGCTCGAAATGGTGTCCAGGCGGATCGGGCGAGAACCGTCGGGCCATCCGGGGATGATGTAGCCGTCGTCAAGCAGAGCGACGCCCAGCGCCTCCGCAGCCGCCTCACAGGTGCCCTTCCACCCATCGAGCCATGCCAGCGCCCGCTGGTCGAGGGCGAGGTACCGCTCCCGACCGGATTTGGTGGACTTGACGCCGATTGCGCCGGCCACGTCGTAGATGGACTTGGTGACCGCCAACGTCGAATCCTGCACGTCAGTCCACTTGAGCGCAGCGATCTCGCCACGCCGGCATCCAGTGACCGCAGCGAGGTAGACGAAGGCCCCCACGTTCGAAGACTCCTCAATTGCAGCTGCGAGGAAGGCACGCGCCTCGGCCGGCGTCGGCACTTCCATTTTCGGTTGCATCATTTCCGGCGGGGTGGCGCGCTCGGCCGGGTTGCGATCCACCCACCCCCATTTGACCGCCTGGTTGTAGGCAGTGGAGATGTTGCGGTGCACGCCACGGATCGAGGCCGGCGACAACCCCTGCTTGAGCATCCCGGAATAGAGCGAATCGAGGTGGTGCGGTCCAACCTGATCCATTGGAACTTCGCCGAGCGCCGGCTGGATGTAGAGGCGGTAGTTCTTTCGATAGCCGGTCAGCGTCGTGACGGCTCGCCCTCGGTCCTCGAGGAACTGAAACCAGCGATTGAACATCACGTCGACGGTGGACACCGACGACACGACCTGCTGCTGCTCGACCTTGCTGGTGTATTCGTGAGCGATCTTCTCCGCAGCTCGACGGCTGGTGGCGGTGAAGGTGACGGACTTGCGAATCCACTCGCCACTGACAGGGTCCTTGCCCGCGAGGTACCGCAGGTGCCACTTGCCCGAGCCCTTTGGTCGTTCGACGAGGGAACCTGTACCGTGTGTTCTCTTCGCACCCATGTCGCCAACATAGTCCTGTCACCGAAAAGATTGGTACAAGATTGGTACAGAAGTGCCAAGGGGCCGTAGCTCAATGGTTAGAGCAGGGGACTCATAAGGGACTGCATCGTCAGTACGAAAACGGAGAACCCTTATTTTTCAAGGGAAATAAGACCTACGAAAACGGAAAAAATGACATAACGGCTACCAAATTGGTACAAGATTGGTACAAGGCAGCCAAAAAAGACGACGAATCCCCCGGCAGAAGCCGGGGGGTAAAAGCTGCAAAGGGGATCCCTATTGGAGGCGCAACGCGTCAATGGCAGAATGAAGCCGCTGTCGTGGAGTTGCTCCTCGGCTGGCACTTACAAACTGCGAGCCGAGGGTCGAGGACATCTGTCCTCGGCCTTTGGTATTTCAGCCGGCGAAGAGTTGCGCCTCGGCGTAGTAGAGCAGACCGAGCGTTCGGTGCGTCATCTGTTGACCAGGGCACAGATAGAAGACCCCGTCACCATCCTCGTCGTCGAGGTCTTGCACCGATGCCAGCACGACCCAGTCGGCGAGGTTCGGCATAACGAAGTCGAACTCGTCGCTCCGCATGTAATCCTCGAGCAGTTTCTGAATCTTCATCCCGATGTCGACTGGAAGGTTCATGGGATGACGTGCCCGCACGCCAGGTGGATGCGGTTCTGCCAGTCGGTCGCCACCGTTGGGCGGTGGCACTTCGGGCAGGGTGGCAGGCGGAACACGTCCGTGCCATCGAAGGAAGCCTCAAAGGATGACAAGGTCGCCCCACCCACGTTGTCCATAACCTGCTCCGATCCCAACTGCCAGCATCCCGGCCGGCGACTGATTGCCTGTCTGAGCCGTGAACCAGTACGACCCACCGTCCATGGCGGGGCATTGGAACACGGTGCGCCCGGTGGATTCCGATGCGACGAAGTGGTGCTTGTGGCCAGCGAATAGCAGCTCGGCGTCGGCGACGGGTTGTCGACCCATCACCTGGTCACGCCACCACCGCTCCATGACGGCCTGCGAGCCGCCCGAACCGCTGAACTGGTGCCCGTGGGCGAACGCCACCGGAATTCCTGCGACCTCGAGCGTCAAGGTCAAGTTGTCCGCAATCGCTCCGAGGGGTACCGAGACCCGCTCGTACCGTTCAGGGTTGGCGGCGAGGATCTCTGAAACCTGCTCAAAGATGGCGAGGTCGTCGTTGTCGGTCCATGAAGTGTAGGCCTTGCCGTTCTGCCGGTTCTCGCCGTGGTTGCCCGGCACCGCTGCCAAGACGATGCGAGTGCCAAGGGGCAGCAAGGTGTTGACGAACTTGAGCACCAGCCGCCGGCCGAGACGCATCTGCTCCCGACGGTCAAGGCTGACGCTCGAGGTCTGCATGGAGTAGAAACCGGAGCACTGCTCAACGATGTCACCGAGGCCGACGAGGTAGATCGTGTCGACCGGCCGGCCAATTTTCTTCAAATCCTTGATGTGGCGAACGAGGCCGTCGAGCGCACGCATGATCCGACCGACCGTGGCTTCGGGTCCGTCTCCGCTTGGCTCAACCTTCCCGAGCTGCCAATCCGACAGCAGCACGACGAGGGCACGACCGCACTCGTCGACGTGAGCGTGCTTCGACGGCTTCCACTTCTTGACCTCGGCGATGAGCTCGGTGACGTCGACGTCATCGACCGGGATGCTGCGAGGGGTCAGCGTTGCCCGGTAGTAGAGCATTCGCTTGGTCTCGTTGTTGCCAATGGCGGCATCCCACGCACGCACTTGGACTGATCCGGGTACGACCTTCGTGTAGTTGGGGTCAAGGCCAAAGTCGGCAATCAGGTTTGCCCAGACCGCCGGGTCAAGCTCTTCGTCGGACTTGACGACCAGCGACCCACCCTTCTCCGGGTTGTAGGTGAGCCCGGGCTCAAATCCTGCGGGGTGGCTCTCTCGGTGACGTGCCACGCGTTCGGGCACAGCACGGTCAAACTCGTCGAGGTTGATGTCGGTCATGAAGCCTCCGATGCGCACGGACATTCCTTGGCACGGTGCCGAGCCACAATCTGCGGTGAGAGATCGAAGTCCCATGACTTGAGGACTCGAGAGATAGCGACGTGGGAGTAAGTGAATTGGCTACCGTTGCGCGCTGCGAGTGCAGCGATCAACTTTGTCGCTCGGTCTTCGCCGACCTTGTCGATGGCTTTGGCAATGCCACAACGTTTCTTCCGAGGCTGAACGGCCTCAGCGAACTCCGACAAGTCGATCTCAGTCATCAGTTCCCTTGATCAATCCCAAGACGTACTGCGAGGCTTCCCAATCCGAGTGCGAGACGGAGTGAGCGCCGGCCTCGCCTCGGTGGTGCCGAACGCACAGCCAGCGCAGGTTGGTTGCCGACTCAACCCATGCGCCGACGTTCCATGCGTCGGACACGCCGGGGTAGTCAATCTCAAGCGCCTCAAGGCTGATGCCTTTTTGGAGCGCGAACTCGATGTGGGCGTGGTGCAGCTCAAGACCGGCCTGTTTGCCGCCGTCGGCCGGCGGTGGACACGGGTTGCCCTGAGCGTCTGCGCAGGCGTCAAAGCCAACTCGCTCGCCGATGTAGCACCGGGCGGTCGATCGGGTCTTGCGGTGATAGTGGTTGAAGTCGATGTAGTGCGGATCGTCCTCCCTCGCAGGATGAGGGGGGAAATGGACAAAATACGGCCGGTGGTGCTGGACGCCGTCGTGGGCCGCGACTTCCTCGGTCATTTCTTGATTGGCTCCGAGGTCGGGAACACCTTGGGCGCCTTCGGGGCGTAGGTCGGAGCGCCTGGGGCACCGAGCAGCCAACCGAATGCCGGCACCTTGGTCTCCGCCCATGAGGCGAACGCACCGTAGGCGGCAGCTGCGCCGGACGTGATGTACGCCGTGATCTGAGCGTCGAGGCCGTGGATACCCACCTTGGCGAGCAGCCCAACGACGAGGCCGGCGGCAACCGGGGTCACCTTCCTAATGATGGACCTACTGAGGTTGCTCAACGTGCTCCTCCTCCGTGATGTTCTTTGCCGACCACTTGACGGTGTGCTGGGTCGTGTATTTACCAACGAGGGCGATGGGCAAGATGCCAAGCCAGCCCCGCCACCCGAGGGCGATCAGGTTCACGCCGGAGAACGCCGACAGCACAATGGATGCGACGTCAAGCAGGCCGTCGAGGTTGCCGGCCAACTTCGCTCGGCCGTTGGCGATGGCATCGACGAGCACCGTGCCGACAAGGTCCTTGACGACCATGCACAGCGAACCGATGCCTGAGTAGAAGGCAACGTGGAGCCAGATGTTCTTCATGGGGCAACTTCCTCCGCTAGTTGGGCGGGTGTGGTGGAGTAAAGGTCGTCGGCAGCGAGGTCTTGCGCCGGCACCCAGCCGGCGAACATGAGTGCTGCGGTGACGAGACCGGAGCAGATCCACGTCATCGAACGCCGAAGGCAGACGCTCCGAGGCAGGATGACGTCGAGGATGCAGCTCACAATGGTGAGAAAGCCGTACTTCGCCCCGACTTGGCTGCGAGCGAACTCAAGTACGTCTTCTGGGTTGAGTTCGGGCGGACACGGGCGAACCTGCGTCTTGCCACCAGGGGCAATTTCGCTAAGCAGGCGGAAGTTGGTGACGCCTCGAGCCTCAGCTTGGATGACGTACCAATCGCCACTCGTCGGGTGCGGCCGGTCGATGATTGCTGCGTGGTTCCACTTGGCTTCGTTCTTGTCGCCTCGCAGCGCCTCGCCGAAGCGGATCGCCTTGGCAATGGAGCCGGTGGAGTGAGCGAAGACGATGTCGCCGGGGTAGATGCCTGCGTGGGTCACTTGGGATCCTTCGGCGGGATGATGCCGAGGTGCTCGGCGATGCGTGCGACGAGGTCGCCGGGGTTCTCGGTATTGCGTCCGTTCGGCATGAGCCGGCTGAGGGTGTCGTTCTGGTACTCCGTCATCTGACGCAGCCACTCGACGTCGGCCTCGAGCTGACGCACGACGGGCACGATGGCCTTGATCTGTG